CGCGGTGTTGATAGCCGAAAACGTGATCGTGGGCGAGTTGAAAGTAGTCGTGCCCAGCGCTCCAGCCGTGGCCGAGCCAAACACCAGGGTGGTGGTAGAACCCGAGGCGCCGCCGGTGCCGACGTTGATCGACTTCGAGACACCCGAAGCATTCGCACCGGTCCCGACGTTGACCGTAGAAGCCGCGGTGGCAGTGCCGAGCGATGATGTAGCCGCAGAGACGACGAAGGTCCCGGAGAAAGTCTTGGCGCCCGAAATGGTCTGGGTGGTGTTGTCCGTCACAAGCGTTTGCGCAGCTCCGGCGGGAACCGTGAGCACGTTTGTGCCAGCCGCAAGGCCCGAGAGCTCGAAGCGCAGGAGCTTGGTCGGAGTGGTATTGTCACGAAGCGTGAACAGGCTATCCGTGAAGGTGTTGGAGCCCGAGAAGTCATTCGTGCCCCCAGGGGTGACATACCCGCCGGCAGAGGCCAGGTCCGTCCAGGCCGAGCCAGTCCACACCAGAATGGCGTTGTCCGCTTCATTGTAAGCAATCCAACCCTTGCGCGGCGGGAAGAAAACCCAAACGCCATTCAGATAGCTGGTGACGTTCAGGTCCTTGCCTGCCCACGCGCCAGTCGCAGCCGAGCCAATGATATAGCGCGAGCCTTCAGCCGGCGAGCCCGGAGGAGCAGTCAGGTTGGCACTGAGAACCGAGAGCTGGACAAGAGTGTCCAGCGTCAGGATCGCATCATTGTGGGTAAGATGCTTCTGGCTCTGCGCTGCCGACATGAGCGGCATGATAAGGTTTACAGTGTCGGCCATATCAGATGGACCCCTTCATGTAGAACATGCCAGCCAGCGGCGGGCCATAGTTGCCGTATTCGCCACCAAACTGGTAAACCTTTACATAGACGTCGGTCTGCACCGAGCCATGATCGGCTGTCTGGTCTGCTGCAGTGTAGGTGAAGTTCGGGCTGGCAAGAACCACCGTCCTTTTAAGCGTGGTGCCCGCGTCGTTGTAAATCTCCAGCTTATACTGCTCGGTCTCCTCACTCAGAGGAACTTCGATCGCATCCCAGTTGTCACCTCCCAGGCGGGTTCGACGCTTCCAAGTGAGCTCCAGATTGTCATTCGCCGAGTTGCGCACCACTTGGAAGTCACAAGGAGCATACGGACGAAGACCTGCGAGAGTGCCCTGGCGAGCTCCATTCACATAGAGGTCATCGTTCGTGGGACGGTTTGACGGGCCCCAACGATAAGTGGTATTGGCCATGGCCACGCTCTTGGAGACGGCCAGCGGAACCACAGCAGCTGTGGAGATAAAGACCACGCGAGTGCCTGCCGGATAGGGGTTGCGCATCACGTGTTCAGTGCCAAGCTGCCCGCGGATCAGGTTCTTGAGCTTGTAAGACCCAATACCAAGAAGTTCCGCAGTGGCAAACTGGAAGACCTCCCATTCACCCGTCACCGAGTTTTGGATTGCCGCCGCATTCAGCGAGCCCGCAAGCAGCTGAGCCTCAGTAAGCGAAGACAGGCCTCCAGACAGCATGGTCACATAGACCTCGCCATTCCGATCCCAAACCTGGGTGGGACCGGAGTAAAGCGGGCTGGTCAGCGTAGCCATGGACGACCGGGCCGACACTGTTTGGACATTGAGGAACCCGCCGGCACCACCCGAGCGAAGCACATTCACGCCACCAGGCCATGCACCGTCCGAAGCTCCTGCTGCTAGACGCATGGAATGCGGGGAAGGCTCCCCGGTAAGAGCAAGCGGGATATTCATGAACTGCAGGATCACCTTAGAGATGATCGCCGAGATTTCCGGAAGCTTGATGTCGCTCTGATACCCGGGGGAAGTCAGGAGCGAAAGATCAAAGCCGATAAACTGGGCCATGCGATAAGTGCTGTCCGTCACTTCAGACAGCTGGCCCGCCACGGCCCTCGAGCCGACCGGAACATAGACAAGATCGCCGACGTCCATCCGAGCATAGCTTGGCGGCAGGTTGAACTCACCCTTCTCACGAGCAGCCCAAGCCTTAAACAGCATGGAGGTTGCCACAGCGCGGGCGTGGTCATCCGTCCAGACAAGCGGGAAGTCAACCGAAGTCTGGTTCTGGCTGGAACCCGTTCCCTTGAGGCCACTGACCGAAGCAGGCTGGTAGGCATTCAGCTCGTCCATGAAGGACAGATTGACCATGCGCGGAAGCTCAGTTTCCTGGCCGCGAGTGATCTTGACAGGAGCAGTGGCATTTTCAGCCAGCACCAGGTCGTCCACGGGGAGCTCCGTGGTCTTCTGGTTGATGTCCATCACAAACTTGATCTTCCCGGCACTCTCAAAGCCCTTGAACTCATAGGCTTCGGCAAGCGACTGGAGAATATCGCGGGAGGACGTCTGGCTTCCAATTACAAGCCCACGCACGATGCACTCAGGGCCATACAGCCCTTCCACATCGATTTGAGAACCCGTCAGCCCGCTGTCGAGGCACAGCTTCTTGACTAGTCGCGGAAGAACCGCGCCATCAATACGTCCGCTCAGCCAATGCCCAAGAAGCCACTGCACTCCATCAGACCAGACATCAGTCCGCATGGGATAAGCCGGGAAGGGCCGCGCATCCCAGGTCCAGATAAAGCAGTTCTGGATACTCACCATAGAGCCACCGGTGTCCCTCCAATACTGCAGGAAGCATTCAAGGTAGAGGCGCTGGATGGCATCATCCCTTGTGCCCTTCGAATGGTAGGGGAAGAAGCTCTCCGACGACTTGGGGTCGTAGAAGACGTTCGGCTGGTTGGTCGCCTTGTCGATCGCCGGAGCACCAAACTCGGTGAACCACACAGGCTTGCTGCCGGCGACCCACGAGGTCGTGCCCGCGTTCCGCACGCCGCCGGGGCGGTGACGGTGGGCATTATTCCACCAGTTGCGAATGTCCTTCTGCCGGAAGACCCACGGCTCATTCGCCGGATTGCCATCGACGATAGGCGTGCGGGTCTGAGCATTGCGGGCGGCGTCAGAGGCATAATACCAATCATAGTATTCGCCTCCCTCAATGTTCGACTTGAGGTAGTTCCGATCATAGATGGACACAGGCCCGTTGACTGCATCATAATCCAGATGATCGGAGCCGTCCCGCCAGTCAGACATGGGCAGGTAGTTATCAATCCCAATGAAGTCGATGTTCGAGCTGGCCCAGAGTGGGTCCATATTGAAGATCACGTCATTGGTGCCGTCAGCAGGGCGGTGTGAATGGTATTCGGACCAGTCCGCCGCATAGCCTACTTTGACAGAGCTCGGAAGGATTGCCGAGACGTCAGCCGCCAGGGTCACCAGAGCGTTGACGCCAGGATAAGTGCCTGCGCCCGCCGACGACCTGATCTGGGTAATGCCGACCAGCTCGGACCCAATGATGAATGCGTCATTGGCCCCCAGGAGGTCATCCAGGAGGTTCGCATAATGCAGGATCATGGCCCGATAGCCCTGAGCCCCATTGAAGAAGTTGTTCACCTGTGTTGCGGCCGTCGCAGTCTTGTCAACAGTGCCAGTGTAGCCTGCAGCAGGTGAGCAGGTAATACGGCCGCGCCACGGGAAGATCGGCTGCCCGTTCGTCGCCGCATTGTTCGAGTAGGGGTTGGGCAGAGTATTCCCTGACGGAATATCCATCAGGATAAACGGATAGAACATAACCCGCTGGCCACGGGCCTTAATCTCCTGAACCAGTTCCCGCACCGTGACGTCGGAAGGCGTTCCGCCGAAGATCGGGTTTCCCTTATCATCGTAGGAGACCACTTGGGCAGTCCCGCGAGTATACCCCGCCACAGCCCAATCAGTCGGCTGGACCGTCCGATCCGTGCCTTCGATCTTGGGGATAATGCTGCAGTTTCCGACGCGCAGGTCTGTGCCGAACCACGACACCACAACCGAGATGGCATCAAGGTTTGGCTGGACGGACTCAAGAATGTCCAGAGAGACCTCGACGTCAGGCTTGTTGAAGTTGTTGTGCATGTTTTCAGTGATCTTGACGGTCTCGCCGTCTTCGGTCACCTGGCGGGTATACTTCTGGGTGCCATAGATATGTTCGCCCGTTGCAGGGATAAGCTGCCACGAGCGGCCAAGCAGAGACAGGTCATCAGCATCATTCGTGTCCAGGGGCACAACGATTTCAGCTGTCACCTGTGGAAGACGGTTCCCATAATCGCCCAGCGGGAGGTCTTCAAACACAATGTAGGAGACCCCGCGGTAAGCCGGCACATTGCCTGCGCCCTCAATGGCCTCCATCGTCGGATCAGCTGACTGGCTTTCGCTGCCGGGATAGAACTTGAAGTTGAACTTGGAAATGTCCGTTTCAACGCTGTCAATCCACACACGGCCCAGATGGGCCATACGGTTGCCCGCGCAAAAAGCCACAGCAAAGGAAAGCGTGTAGGAATAGGAGACCGTCGTGACTTCGGTCGACGGACCACCTTTGCCGCCAACGTCCTCAGTCTCCGTCTTTTCATGTTCCTTGAACTGGGCAGTCCAGATAACCTGGCCACCAAAACGCGAGCGCCCGAAGACCTTAGGAATGACCGCGCCCTCCGTGGAGGTCGTAAGGGACATTTCCGTAAGACGCGGGCCGGTGTTTGTCGTGTGGGTGCCGGGGGTCAGCATCCCAATAAGCAGACGATCGGCGAGCCCACCAAGAGCTGCGCCGATCATGCCGCCGATAGGACCGCCAAGTGCGGTGCCGATTGCCCCGAGGACGTATGTGGCCATGGCCCGGTTCTCCGACTACGTTAGTAGCCGGGGAACCTGAAAATCCCGGCCACGTGCTTATCCCATATACCTACGCTAGTCTCCCGCACTCCTACGCCGCTATAGGCATGGATGATGCTGTCGTCACCCGACAGAACCGCGCAGTGCTTGGCCACAGTGCCGGGCAGGCGTCGCAGGAAAAGAACTGCTCCCGGCTCCCAGTGAATTGCCCGCGGGTTGGTGATATAGCGGTGATCTGTGGCCATGGCCACCTTCTTGAGGTTCCTTTCAGCGGCCTCGAGCATGGTTTCCCGCTTGTCATAGTCACCCCAGGTCTGCGAATAGGGCGGGGGCATTTCAGGCTCGTTGCCATACAGCTCACGCCATATGCCGCGAATGAGCCCGAGACAATCCGTGCCAGCCCCTTTGAGGCTGGCTTGGTGGTGATACGGAGTGCCAATCCACTCCGTGGCAATGGAGACGACCTTGTTCATCACTTCGAGCTCTTAGTCGTGGTCGATCCGGTGTTGCGAGCAGACGGATCGGGGTTGCGAATGACTGCATCAGGCCCAGGCATAAACGGAAAGCCCCGATAATTGGCAAGATTACTGAACTTGGCCTTGCACATGGTCTTGGTCTGTTGACACCCAGCGGTGACCGTGAAAGTCCACCCGGCTTGGATTTCAAAGGCTGGGGCATTCCACAGTTCGATCGACACCACACCCCCCGCCTTGATGTGCTGCTTGACGTCGATCTTGGTGCCCGCGGCGGGGCCTGACGTCCAGGTCAGAACTCCTTGGTTGAACCATGCACTGTCGAACCCCGTAAGACCTGAGGCCTCAAAGAAGCGGGGAGAGGCGACGGAAGTCACCGTTCCAGTTCCCTTGAACGCCGCAAGGTCGAGATTGACCTTGCACTTGGCATCTCCGACAACCGCGGAGCATGTGCGCTTGAATGTGTCAGTCTGAACCTGTCCGAGCCGAGCCGTAAGGCCTCGAAGTTCAGCGGAGAACGCGATCCCATTCCTCTGGGTCTCGCCGGTGTAACCGGACGACTTGAGGATGCGCTGGCTGACGTCCTGCCAGTTGACCCAGAACAGCTCGACGAAGGCGTCGTCATACTTGCCAGCGGCAAGGTCATCCTCGTTCAGCGTGTTGCTGGAGAGGGCGCCCTCAACATTCATATTGTCGACCGAGAGGCCAAGGCTTTGCTGCATCTGCGTGGCGGTAAAGCCCGACGATGCCAGGAACGTGGTGCCCGCGAAGGTCAGGTCCTCGTCATGTTCCGTGAAGCCCTGAACCACGCCATCGGTCCGGGTCACGCGCCAGCAGTAGCACATCGTTGTGGCCCTGCTGTCGAGGTGGGTCTGAAGCCCAGAAGGGATTGCCCTGGTCATACCCGGATTTCCTTGATATTGATCGCCGGCACCGAGCCATGGTTGAAGGCGTCGATGGAGATGGTGAGCTTGTCGTCGTCGAACCTCACAGGAACGTCGAACTCGTAGCCCGCAGTGATTTGCTGGCCGTTGGTGGGGGCCGTCGTAAAGGTGATGATCCCCGTGGTTGTGTCAACCGTCCAGCCGGACGTCTGATTGATCCCGGCCTTGCCGACGAGCACAGTGCCCGCGACAGGCTTGCGGATCGTGCGGGTATAGCCTGCAGGTCCCGACTGGTAATTCTTGACCAGTTGGAACACCTTATTGGTGCCATTGCCAGTGCCGATCACTTGATCGCCAAACGCCGGGAAGTTCTTGGTCTTGCACGACTTGAAGTCAGACCAGTCCTTCCAGCGGAAACCATACAACTGGCCGAAGCGAGCTTCCCAGAACTCAATGACGTCGTGGAGGTCATTAACATTGCGGAGACCCATGCCGGCGTCATAGGAGCGCTTGGAATGGGCCATGGCCGCATTTCGCTCCTCATAGCCCGACACGAGCTCCACAATATCCGTCCGGCGAGAGGGCCCACCGGACGATCCCTTGCTGATGTCGTCCGGGAACCGGACCTCGTGAAAGTCTGCCATGTCACATGTTCCTATTGCCGCGGGCCGCCAGCCTCTGCATGCGAGCCGCAATCTGGCTCTCAGAGGCCTTGAAGCCACGAACGTCGGGGGTTGTGATATTGAATACCACGGTCGAGTTCCCTCCGCCGCCGTTGCCTCCATTCCGTTCGACCGTCACACGTTCACCAGGCGAGGCACGGAACTGAACCATCTGGCTATCTACGCCACCCTGACCGCCGACAATCCAGGAACCGCCCGTAGCATACAGGCCACCGGTCGGGGCCGGAGGGAAGTAGCCAGTGCCAGAGCCTGCGCCGCCGAAGATGTTCCCGAACCCGCCCCCGAAGCCGCCCAGGAAGTTCCCGAGGAAGCCCTGGAGCATGTTCTGAAGGGGCTTGGTGACAAAGCTCTGGAATGCCAGGCGGGCCAGGTCAGAGATGAGGCTGGTGATGAGCTTCGAGAAGTCCACCTTGCCAGTCTCGACGAACTCCACAAAGGCATCTTCTGCCGCCTTAAAGGTGCGGGTCAGAACGTCCTCGAGAAGCTTGGCCTGATCCTTCAGAGCCTGCAGGGCCCTGATCTGGTCCTCCAGCTGCTTGGTCTCCATTGGGCTCAGGTTCACGCCGGCCTTGCGCAGCTTCTCAATGTCGTCGAGCAGCTGCTTCTGGATTTCACGTTCCTGGTTGCCCATGCGAAGGAGGCTTGCTTCCTTCTCCATGTCACGATTGATCTTGCCCAGCGGGTCAAGCTGGTCACGCAGGTGTTCCTGCAGGCGGCCGAGCAGCTCATTCCGACGCTCGAGGGTGATAAGCCCTGCGGCATAGGCCTTGTCCAGCGTCTCGGTGCCCTGACGCAGCTTCTCCTGAGCACCCGTGATCGGATCGATCGTGCGGAGCAGGGAGTTGAGTTCGTCACTCAGCTTCTTGGCTGCCTTGGCTCCGGAGCCGTCAGCATCGGGGTTGAACGTGTTCGGACCGCCCGCGGTGCCGAGCTGCGGAGTATTGGCCTCCGCCGCGCGACGGGCTTCACTGATTGCCCGTGCACGTTCGGTCAGCCGGTCAATGGCATTGCCAGCAGCAGTCACAAGACCGTCAACGCCTGCGCGACCGTCTGCCATACCGCGGTTGAAGGCCTCCCCAACCTTTGACCCGACGTCAAGAGCTCCCTCATTGATTTCCTGCTTCCATCCGGACAGGTCCACGGTCGGGATGAGCGGGATAGAGATGGCCTCAAGCACCGAGTTGATTGCCCCAATGATCCCATTCAGACCGTCCTGGACGACCTGGATGGCACCATTCATGGCAAGCTGGAAGATGGCAAGCAGGGCCGGAGGCAGAGCCTCAAAGGCGGCCACGATTGCATAGTAGCCCCCAACCCAGACGCCCACGACAGTCCCGACGGCCGACTGGGCAGTGCCCATGACCGTTCCAAAATTGGACCCAAAGAACTCGGCAATAGTGCCCCAGGTCTCCACCAGGAAGTTCCAGGCCACGCGGAAAGCGTCGCCAATGAACTTGGCAACCACTCCGACATACTCGCCGACGATTTCAAGAGCCGCCCGGATATAGTCCAGAACAGTGATCCCGTCTGCCGTAACCTTCCAGCTGTCACCCCACACATAGATTGCTGCCACAACAGCAGCGATTGCACCGGCGATCCAACCGATCGGGCCAAGGGCGAGCATCACTGCAGCACCAAAGCCAACGACTGCGGAGATGGCCGCAGGACCGAAGGCCACAAGGACTGCAGCGCCAATGCCTGCAAGAGCGACGCCAAGGATACCCAGATTGTCGCCGATGAACTTCATGGCGTTGTAGAAGCCCAGCGAGAAGCCCGTTGCCTCGTTCAGCTGGCCAAGGAACCGCGTGACCGCGTTGCCGAGGTAGGTGAAGCCTTCAGAGATGAGCGGCAGACTGTCACCGAAAGCTGCACGAATGCTGGGGCCTGCTTCCTGCAGCGCCGTGATAAGCTTGGGCAGGGTGAGCTCGCCGGCCTTGCTCATGCGCATAAGTTCGCCAGTGGACACGCCGAGGCTCTGCGCAAAAGCTCGCTGGAGCGCAGGAGCGTTCTCCATGATGGAACGGAACTCGTCGCCGTCGAGCTTGCCCTTGTTGAAGGCCTGCGACAGCTGACGCATGGCGCTCGCGCTTTCCTGCACGGACCCACCGTTCAGCTTCATGGCCATGGCCACGGTCTCGGTGATGTCCATGACCTCGCGCTGCGAGAGCCCCAGGGTCCTGGTGGCCTGCGCAGTGCGCGAGTAAAGGGTCGCAATTTCTTCCATGCCCGAGCGGGTCAGCTGGGCCGACTGATAAACAGCCTCCTGAGTGGCGCGGAGGTTTTCACTGTCGGTCGACACCTGCCGCAGCTTATTGGACATTTGGGTCCAGCTGTCAATGCTGTCGAAGATGGCCTGCGTGACCTGACGAATGATCGTCAGGGCCAGCAGCACACGCCACAGGCTGAAGAACGACAGAGTGAGGCCATTCACTGCGGGGGCTGCACCACCTGCAGCTCCACCGGCTGCTGCCATACCTGCGCCAAGGTTATTGATAGGAGGCACAGCCCCGCCGGCCGCTCCACCAAGACCAAGGATGGAGTTCCAGACGTTGCGGATGCCATTCGTAAACCCGCCCCAGATACCCTGCAGGCGAGAGAAAGCATTGGCAAAGAAGCCGCCCAGCACAGACCCAGTGCTCTGAGCCGTGCCCTGGAAAGTAAGCAGAGCCTGCGAAGCCGGCTGCACTGCAGGCGTGATGTCACGAGCCCGGGCAGCGAAGTCCGTAAGCTGGCGAGCGCTCTGATCCGTGATGCGCAGCTGAGAGAAACGGTCTCGGAGAGCAGCTAGGAGGTATCCGAGCGCGACGAGGCGCCGAGACAGCTCGGCGATGCTGATAGTCATCGTGGACAGCGATGTAGAGGCCGACAGAACCGCAACCGCGGTCGTCGCCGCTCCGGTCTGAACCGGAAGGAAGCTGGCCCCTGCGACAATAAGCGCCGTGCCAAGAGAAGCCACGGGCACAAGAGCTGTGGAAGCCGAGGCCCCAAGAGCCACGAGCCCACCGCCGGTGCTTGCCGCGGCATTCAGCTGGTTGATAGCCTGCCCAAGACGAACGCTGACAGCCCACGTCTCGCCGAACTTGGAGATTACAATGTCCGTGGCCGGGCCGAGCTTCTGGATATTCAGGCCCGCAATATCAGCTGCAGGACCAAGCGCCGCCATGGCGTCCTTGAGACGCGAAGTCGGGCCCGCAGTAATCTGTGCGAGGTTGGTGATCCGCTGAACAGCCGACTGCAGTTCGGAAAGGCCAGGCACGGACGCGCGAGCACCCTGGCCGATGCTTTCCAGGTCGCGCTTGACTTCCGTCGCGCCGCGCTGGGCGACAACGATGTCAATCCTTTCCTCGGCCATGTCGCCCTGCCTTTCCGGGAACCGTCACTTGAAGCTTATGCGGAGATTTTGCACCGCCAGTCGACCCGCGGCCACCGCCATCTCCACGAAGTTGGCGGGTGCCTGCTTCGAGTGGCCGTCGTTGAGTGCCCCAATGTGCTTGGCGTTGTTCACGATGTGAACAGCTGCACCTTGGCCAGACACATAGCCATCGAGAGCTGCGAGGCCCGCTTCGAGCATCGCTAGACGGTTTGTGTCAGCAGTGGAGCCCTGATGGCCCGGTGCAAATGCAGGGATAGCATTGGAGGGGGCCGATCCGATGCCCACTTGCCAGTTTGACACGGCCTCGCCAGTGTCGATTGGGGTTGCCTGAGCAAGCTCCCGCAATGTGGCAGAGGACGCGGCCTTAACGGCCACGTCCCCCAGCTCGCCAGCCTTATTGGCGTAGAGCCTAATCCGCCTCTCGAACTCGTCCAGGTTCGGCATTGGCCTGAGCCTCCTTCTCCGCTTTCTTGCGACTATGCGCGAGGAAAACGTCGTCGAGGGCCCTTACCATGCGGACCAGGTATTCGAAGCCTTCGCCCTGGAACCCGTAGCGATCCCCGTAGCGGTCAATGGCCGTCCACGGGATTGGTCCCATGCCCATACCCACCTGGCGGCAGGTGCTCAACTCTGTGAAGGCCTCGTAATACATCTCGAGGCCCATAAGAAGTTGAGGAGCATTGGCGATCACGTCCGGGAGTGGCTGACGACGCCGGACTGCGGCGTCGATCAGCAGCTTCTCGCTGGGGCCTAGCTCCAGCGAGTATTCCAGGACTTCTGCTAGTTTCCCGCGTCGCCCTCGGTCTCGGTCGCGCGGAACAGGGAGACCTTGTTCGCCTGCTCGTAGACGTCATTGAACAAGTCGGGCAGCTCCTCGAACACCTTGGCGACGTTCTCGGCGCTGAAGGGGATCGGCTCGCCGGCGAACGAGCTCTTGGGCGAGCTGGGGATCGACCCCGCGCCATTCGGGAACCGGCCGGTGCCCCAGTTGAGGACGATGCCCTCGGCGACCGCTTCGCGCATCAGGCGGGCCGACGCCGCTTCGTCGATCGTCTCGGTCTGGATCGCACGACGGAAGGGCTTCAGCTTCTCCGTCAGGATACGCTTGTAATGGTCGTTCGACCCGCCGGCGCGCGTGATTTGGATCCAAAACACGTCGGAATAGTTGAGGACGATGCCTTCCTGCTCCTTCGACTTGTCCGTCTGGAACATGTCGAACGGGTTGTTGAAGGTCTTGCCCGCGGGCTTGGCGGCGGGCGAGGTCTTTGCGTTGGCCACTGTCTGGTCTCCTTGGTTCATGAAAAGGGGAAGGCCCCGTGACACAGTGTGTCACGGGGCCTTCAGTTAGGTGACCCTCAGAACTTAGAGAGCCAGGATGGGCAGATAGCCGAAGTCCATCACCAGGAGGGTGTGGTCCAGCGTGCCGTGGGCAGCCGCATCGTAGCTGACGGGCAGCATGATGGGCTTGTCCTTCTCCACCTTCAGACGGCCGTCGCCGAGGGCCATGAGCGGAACGTCGAACAGCCAGCCGACCGGAAGACGCTGATCGCCCGAGCGGGTGACCAGCGCGAAGTCGATCGCGCAGTCGTCGTTGTTCATCACAGCATCCACGGCCGCATAGGTCGTGAAGAAGGCGTTGATCGTTCCGGAGACCATGAAGTCCCCATAGTTGATGTCGATGCCGCCCAGCGCAGCGACCGCCTTCACGGGGTCGATGCCGTTGTCGATGGTCAGCTTCACCTCGTCGACGTAGCTGGCCAGGGACGCGGCAGTCGTGTCGTCGGAGAAGCGCAGCCGCGTGAAGTCCGAGGACGAGTTGAACGCCGCCTGGACAGGCAGGGTTTCGCGAGTGCCCGACTTGGCCGCTGCCGCACGCTCCGTGGTCAGACCCACGAAGGAGACGTCGAAGGTGATCTTGTCCGCCTTCTTGATGTTGATGACCAGGGTGTTGGGAGCCGAGCCCTTGATATACTCGAACTGGCTCGAGGTGAGCTGGCGTTCGAGATGATAGGTGCGCAGCTTCTGCAGGGCCGCCGAACTTTCGTTCTTCAGGACATGGCCGAAGAACAGCTGGATCGTCTTGCCCGTGCCGGCGTCGGTCACAGAGGTCGAGGGCTGCCGGTCGAAGACGATCGCGTTGGCGGCGATGGTCTTGATGCGGTAGAACCCGTTGTTGGCCGCCGTGGCGAACTGGGTGGCCGCGCTGTCACCGCCGACCCAAATCCACTCGCCGGGGATCAGACCCAGGGTCGTGAAGTTCAGGGCGGTGGAGCCGAGCGTTGCCACGCCGCTGGAGACGGTCATGGTCAGGTCCGCAGAGGCGCCCTGATGGCCGACGCGGGTGATCTTCGCGGTCGCAGGCGGCGAGGCCTCTGCAACGGCGCCGGTCGCCGTGACGGTCGTGCCGGTGGAGGCCGTGACAGGCTTGAGGCCGTTGTTGGCGGCGACGCCAAAGTTCTCGGCAAACAGCAGCGAGCCCACGAGGAAGCCCGCACCACCGGAGGCGACCGTATAGGTGCCGGAGCCCGCGGCGGTGACCGCGAGGTTGGTCTTCTTGCGCCAGTCAGCGAACAGGAAGCCCTGAAGCACGTCAGTCAGGCTCTCCGTCACGAAGTCGGTATTGAACCCGCCGGCCGCGTCGAGGTCGGTGACGACGCCCTTCTTGCGCTGACGCGTCGAGGTGATCGGATTGCGAGGCGTGAGCTTCGTCTGACCACCGAAGTCGGCATAGGTGTTGGGTTCGAGCGGCTTCCAGACCGGCGAGCCGGGAAGCGTGCCGGGGGTGCCGATCACTTCCTCAGCGATGGCCAGCCCGGTTCCGTTGCTGGGGACTACGATCGGCATTGGTTTACCTCCAATGGGTTGGTTGCACTTACTTCACGGCGTCGTATTCGAACTCCGCCAGGGCGTTCACCTGAAACCAGTTCCCGTCTACGCCCACCTCACGGTATGTCGTATTCCGGAACCACACGTTGCCAGTGGACGTCTCCTCGCCTTCGAAGGCGTCTGCGGCCACCTTGCCAAGTCGGTCGGCCAACACGAGCCCTTGCTTGCCCACTGGGACAAAAATCTGGATCGTGACCACGCCGCGGCGGGTGAAGATACGGTTGCCGGGCTGACCCATTGAGCGCTGCTCGCCAGTCGCATGACGGACAACTGCGCGAGCCCACGGCTTGTTGCCTTCAGACAACGGGTTCTTGTCTTGCTTGATATTCTGGTATTCAACCTTGGGGCTGGCGTTGCCATAGCCATTCTGGTTCATAAGTGTTGCGACCGCCGGGGCATCCCAGGCGGCCTTGAACTTGTCCAGGATATAATCCCTGGCTTCCTCGTAAGTAAGTCCGGCCATGGCCTTATTCCTTGAGCTGGGCCACAAACATGATGAGCTCGTCACCCGGTTGTAGGGCGTCACAGCGCATCACTGTGTAGCGGGTTGAGCCGGCCAGCAGCAGGTCTTCTGGCTGGAGCCGTGCAGCCCCAAGCTGCTCCGGAATGATATAGGCCACCGCAGTGGAGCCGGGCATAAGGGAGTCCGGGTTCTCGACGCGTGAGCGGAAAGATACCTCGAAACCGAACTGACCGAGGAACCCGATCGACGAGCGAATATCCAGAAACACAACGTTCATGCCAGAGGCAAGAAGCTGGTCGGCAACCGGAGCTCCATCAAGCTTCCACGGCCGCGCAGGGTCCTGCGGCGCGCTTGCCCCAGGGCGATAGGCCGAAACGTTCTTCCGGCCCTTCTTTGTGATGAGGCGCTTGGCAAGAGCGATGGCGCTGGAATACTCGGTCATTACGCCCTCCCGATATTCCCCACCATCAGACCGCCGGATTGGCCAGAGGTGAGACCTGCGCGGACAAGGCCGCGGGAGATGAGAATGCGATCAGCCTGGGGATAGTCGGGCATGGTGAACACACCATGGGCCTCATACTCATACTTTTCAGTGAACGGGCCGACAGTCTCCTCCTTTGACTTCAGCGGGCGTCCCGTGTCGTTATAGGCTGGATCAGCAAGAAGGGCCGCGGTAAGCGCCCGGTAAGAGTATTCCGCTGTGGCGTTCTTCACAGCCGTAGGAAGACCCGTGACCGTATCGCCGCGGTCATTGTAGGCAAACTGGCGAGGCCACTCGAGCTCCTGGTCGCGGCTGAGCCGCTCGCCGACATATTCAAAGCGAAGGTCGAGATACTGGGTGCCCTTGACGATTGCAACCCGGACGGCCGTGTCGTCACTGGAAGTGGTATCGACGCCGCGGTCGTCCCAGTAGGCCCGGAACGTCGCGACGTCGATGTAGGCATTGGCCCCCGCAATCGGGGTGTCTCCCTGAACAGTGAAGGCCATGCCGCTCTCCTATCAGCTGGACGCCTTGGCGGCCTTTGCCACGGCGCGGGTGTAATCCGGAGCCACCTCCTCGATTTCTGCACGGGTGACCTGACGGCCGAGGAGCTTGGTCATGGCCTCGATGCTGGGAACACCCCGCGAGGTCCAATGCTCGTCAGTCGACGGGTCGAGCGCCTGCAGCGCGTCGGCGACAGTCTCGATCTTTGCACCTTCGGGCTGCTGCTCACCACCGCCGTTGTCCTGCGACGGGTTTTCCTGGTGCTGTTCGCCTTCAGGCTTTTCCGGATCGACGGGGGCCTGCTGCCCACCGTTCTGCTGGAGCAGAGCATCAGCCGCCGCCTTGTCGGCAGCGTCCTTCTCGGCCTTTTCCTTGGCTTCCTGCTCGGCCTTCGCCTTCTCGGCAGCTTCGGCCGTGGCCTTATCAGCCGCCTCCTTCTCGAGCCGTTCCTTCTCGGCCTTGTCCTTGGCTTCCTGCTCGGCCTTTGCCTTTTCTTCAGCCTCGCGCTTGGCCTTTTCCTCGGCCTCCTGCTTGGTCTTCAGCTCGGTGAGCTCCTCGGCCGTGAGGACGTCGTCACCCTCGGCGTCTTCAAGACGCAGCTGGGCAATGTGCGCCTTGATGACCCGCGACGCTTCGCCGGGGCCATAGACGTGATCGGGATCGAGCCCTTCGTCGATGAACCGGCGAGCCGTGACGCGCTGCTTGATGGACATTTCAAGGCTCGCAGGGGACGTCTCCGGCTCGGCCAGCGCAGCCTCCGCCTGAGCGTCCTCGAAGGCCTTGCGAGCTTCTTCAAACTCGCTTTCCGGCACAGCGGAATACTGCTCGCGCAGCACCTTGGTGATGATTTCGGCATCCTGCGGGGAGCCGGTGAACGTGTAGACGCCCTCGACGAAGTCGAAGCGGTCGAGAGTGATGGTCTTGCCCTCATGGGCGCCGACCGCGTGGAACTTGATCTGCGGCATGTCTGGGTCTCCTTCTGCTCATGGATGCCGGTTGGATGATGCGCCACCATAATGAAAGAGGGGCCCGTCGAACGACTAGCCCCTCTGGGTAGCTGGTTCAGTCAGCCTTAGCTGACCGCTTCAAGAGGCGTCCCAGAGAACAGGGAGAACTCGCCCGCCGCGTTGTAGACGGTCAGCGCGCGGGAGCTGTCGAAGTAGCCAGGCGGGAGGGCGACCCCTGCGGCGTTTGCAACGGTCACACCACGAGCCCGGATCGCTGCTGCCGTGATGTCCACGGTGTCATCGATCGCGAGCAGCATGGCGGAAATGTTGTTGATGGTAGTGTTGGCCCCACGGGCTTCCGTGTGGATCAGGAGATGGTTGACGATGGCCATGGCCGAGTTTCCTTCCGGGTTTGCAGGCTTGAACGAAAAGGCCCCGCCGGTTTCCCGACGGGGCCATGGGAAACGACCCCAGAAGGATCGCTTAGTTGGTGATGCCGTCGGCGGCCGCGAGGCCCTTCAGGCTGAACAGCGCCAGGCCGCAATACCACTTGACGCGGGTGATGTGCTCGTCCTTCGACTGGTGGATGCCCACGTCCTCGATGACGATGCCCGCATCGTTGGCGGCGGTCAGACCGGCGATGCCGTGGGTGCGGCTGCCGTCGTCGAGCGTGCCGGCGAAGATGGTCGTCTGCGCCGAGCCGGAGCCCTTCACCTGGTTGGTCGCCAGGTAGTCGTTGCGGAAGATCGGGACACCCGAGTAGGCGATCACGGTCTCGCCCGAGGGCATCTGGTAGACGTCATCCGCCGTCACGCCGCCGAGCGCACGGATCAGGGCCTTGTAGGACCGGATGGTGCGGGAGTGCATCGTGATATAGTCGACGTTGCCATCCTTGTCGACGACGAGGTCGAGCAGTTCGTCGAGGAACGCGAACGACAGGGCGCCGCCGTTGGTGCCGGTCGCAACCTTCTGGGAAGCATCGACGAGGGTCGGCAGACCCGCGAAGGTGTTGCCCGTGCCGTCACCGGTGGCCAGCATCGTCTGATACTGCCGGCCGGCGGACTTGGCCTTGGAGGCGATCTGGGTCGCTTCCTGGTCGGTCGTCGCCGAGCGGGTTGCCTGGATGAGGCCGTTCACCTCGGCGTCGCCGAGGATCGTGGTGAGGTTCGAGTTCACCTTGGTGAAGGTCGCAGCATTCTTGGCGGTGATCGTATCGCCAACGGCCGCGGTCTGAACGTCGCCAAGGACGTTCTCGCGGTTGTAGGCGAGCGAGTTGCCGTCGATCCCGTCGAACGGGAGCAGCTGATACATCTTGTTGACGGTGATGACGTTCTCGATCACGCCAGCGACGAGCTCGTCCTGAGCCAGCTTGGCGCTTTCCGTCAGGGTAACAGAAGGCATGATGGGTCTCCTTGAGAGGTTGGTTGCTTCGTTCCGTGCTCGGCCTACGGGCATCTCGCCTTTGGCCAGGGCCCGGTCAGCATCACGCCTTCCTGGGGCCGATCATGGCAACGGGCGCCAAGGCGCCCGTCGTCTTGATGTTCATGTTCTAGCGCAGGGCTACGCGCGAGCGTGCCAGCACTTGCAGGGGGTCAGCGACCGCCGCGACGCTTGGCCAGGCCGTCGGCAATCCGCTGAGCCGCGGACTTCTCACCGTCCTGCTGCTGCGTCTGCCGCTGCTGGGTCTGCGCCGGAGTGCGCTGCTGACCGTTGGGCTTGCCCCCGCCGTTCGGAGCATCGGAGGCGAAGGCGACGCCGTAGTCGCTGGAGGCCTTGAGCTCCTTCACGAGGTCGGCCACCGACATGAAGCCGCCGGCGCCATTGCCGCGATAGTCGCCCGAGGCATCCTTGATGCGGACCACGTATTCATCGCCATCCGGCACGACGACCGCCTGCGACTTGATGATCGGCATGAGGAGCTTGGCATTGCCCTTCGCTTCGGCCAGCGCAGCGAGACCGGCA